TATGAAGTTGAAACTAGGTTGCAAGCAAAGCAGGAAGCGCAAAAGCAAGATGCTATAAAAAAGCAACAGCAAGAGGATAGCGACAAGGTTCTTACTAGTTTTAATGAACAAGCGGCATCATTGAAAGTTGATGATTTCGCCGTTAAGGTTGGTCAGATACCTGAGTTACCTGCTGGTGTTGCGGTTGAGATTATGAGCCTAGATAACGGTGCTGAAATGGCATACCACCTAGGTAATAATTTAGATTTAGCTGAAAGCCTAGCCGCTATGACGCCACAACAGGCGTTTATGCAGCTCGGCAAAATCTCTGCAAATTTATCAACTAAACCAGAAGTTAAATTAAGTTCAGCGCCTGAGCCGATAAGCACACTAAAGTCGGGTTCTTCAATATCTAAGGATGTAGAGGATATGTCTATCGACGAGTTTATGAGTAAGCACGGGTAAATAAAAGGATAAATAAAATGTCAAATACATTAATTACAACCAATAAAATAACAAAGTTTGCCGTCAAAGAGTTTTTGAATTCCTTGCAGTTAGCGGCAAAAGTAGACCGTCAGTTGGATAGTCAATTCCAAAAAATCGGAGCCACAGTAAATGTCCGTAAACCGGTTATGTTCACCTCAACCGATGGCGCTACGCTAGGCGCTCCGTCTGATATTGAAGAGGTGTCTGGTAGCGTCACGCTAGATAAGCGCAAAAAAGTTCACTTCGCGGTAACGTCGCAAGATTTAACGCTAAGCATTGAAGACTTTAACGAACGATACATTAAGCCGGCAATGATTGAGCTGGCACAGCAAGTGGAAATAGCAATTGCTGAATCATACAAGCAAATTAGTAACTTTGTTGGTACTCCGGGTACTGCGCCGTCTACTTTTTTGGAGGTAGGCGAGGCAGCCAAGGTGCTATCAAAGCTTGGTGTTCCCTCTGGCGGCTGGTGTGCGTTTTACGACGAAGACGCTTCACTAGCGCTGGCTAACGGCTTGAAATCTGTTTTCCCTACTAGCATTTCAACTAAAGCAATCGAAGAAGCCGCTATTGGTCGTTATAGTAAGTTTATGCTTTATGAAAACCAATCGCTAAGCATTCATACTGTGGGCGTTGCTACGGGTACACCTTTAATTAACGGCTCAGACCAAAACGTGGACTATAAAACTAACGGAGGTGAGTGGGAGCAAAACCTATCTACTGACGGCTGGACCGCTGATACCGCTGGAATCTTGAAAGCTGGTGACGTATTTACTATTGCTGGTGTTAATTCTGTAAACCGAAGAACGCGAATCAGTACTGGTAGTTTACAGACTTTCGTAGTGAAAGAGGACGTCGACTCAGGCTCAGCAACAGGACCTGCAACGCTTAAGATTTCACCGCCAATCATTACAGATGGTCCGTACCAAACCGTAACGGCAGCGCCGTTAGATAACGCAGCTATCACGGTTAAAACTGGCGCTGGCGGTTCTGAGCATAAGCAGAATATCGCTTTTCACCCTGACGCTATTACGCTGGTTATGGCTCCGTTAGATATGCCGACACAAGGCGCTCAAGCATCGCGTGAAAGCTTTGGTAACATCTCGATTCGTACTGTATCTCAGTACGCTATCGGCACAGATACCACTACTTATCGATTCGATATCTTGTTTGGCGTTAAATCTCAACTGCCTGATTTTGCGGTTCGCACAACGTCATAGGTAACTATCGATGCAAAAAGGCTGCCTTATCGCAGCCTTTTTTGTTTCTTTAAATTTTAGTGGTACACTTAATAAACATATTGAATGAGGTTAACTAGATGAGCAATAAATCAAAACAGTGGATATACCACAAAGAAGAGAAGCCAATGGTTATTGAGGCGTCAGAGTTTGAAAAATATAAAACAGGCGGATGGTCGGACACTCCAGCTACATTTATTAAGCTTGCTGATTTCGGCGTTGACCCTAACGACAACCAGCAAGTACAAGCTCTTGGTGAGGCTATTAGTGGCGTCAATGAGTCAATAAACGGAGCTTTAAACATTGACCTGATGACTAAGGACGAGGTGTTTGACTATGCGCTAACTCACTTTAAAGTAGAGATAAGCAAAAGAAACACACTAGAAGTTATGCGCGATAAAGCCAAAAGCCTTGTGGGGTAATTTATGACTGTAACAATGCGTGAAGTAGTCGAGGATGCGCTAGAAGAAATCGGCGTTAAAACTGCGGAAGTTCCAATAACAGACGATGAGTTACAATCAGGAATACGTCGATGTAATGACATGCTAACAGAGTGGAGTGATTCGGGTGTTATCTCTGGTTACTCCCCTTTGTATTTTGGTGATGATGAATTAAACGTTGACCGTAGCTCTGTAAGGGCTATTAAGCTAGCTCTAGCTATAAATCTAGCGTCGCCATTTCAAAAAGTTATCAGCCCAACATTAACAGGGCTTGCAACTGGCGCTTACAACTCACTACTTGCTTCTAATTCATTTATAGGAAAGGTTGCATTCCCCGATACGCTCCCTATGGGCTCAGGTAATGACTGCGGTGATTTCTATCAAAATGATAGGTTCTTCTCTGGCGGCAAGGAGGGTAACTTCCAATGAATGTGCCACTACCTATCCCGCTGGGGTTCTATGCAACCCAAAGCGCCCCGCTATCTTCTCAGCGCTGCATTAACTGGATACCAACAGTAGCGGAGGGTGAAGCACTGAATAGTCGATCACTTATGCAGCCAAGCGGATTAACTCAGTTCTCACAAACTGACGCGGGCGCATGTCGTGGCGCATGGGCAATGAATGAGCTTGCTTACTTCGTTTGCGGTAATAGCTTATTCCTAGTTACATCAAGCGGCGAGGCTATTTATAAAGGCGCTATAACCGGTAGCGCCAGAGTTTCAATGGCTGATAATGGTACGTTTCTCGTTATTGTTGTGCCGGGAGGCGACGCATTTGTTTATGACAGAATTAACGATACTCTAACTCAAATAGATGATATTGACTTTCAAACTTCGGATAGTGTTAGTTTTTATCGCGGGTTCTTTGTATTCACAACTTCGGATGGTAAACAGCTTTTTGTGTCCAACCTCAACGCACCTTTAACATTTGACGCTTTAGACTTTGGGAGCGCAGAGGGCGACCCTGACAGAATAGTAACTCAAATTGTTGACCATGATGAATTGTCAATAATCGGCTCAAAAACAACGGAGGTATTTCGTAATGTTGGTGGCGCTGATTTTCCATTGCAAATTATTTCCGGTGCATTCACTCAAAAAGGCGCACACACAAAATACGGCGTAGTCAAATTTGATAACACTTACATGTTTATAGGTGGTGGAGAAAATGAATTAACAGCAATTTGGCGTCAATCGTCAAGTTCGTCGGCTGTAAAAGTATCAACCAATGCGATAGATAACGAAATACAAAAATTTACACAAGAGGAAATCTCAAACGCATTCACGACCACTTTTGCTAAAAAAGGTCAATTCTTCGCTGTTTTCACTTTTATTTCGTCAAAAATACCAAGTAAGACATTTGTATATAACGGTACGGCGTCGGGGATGGCTGGTTCGTCAGTATGGTTTGAGCTTCAAACGGGCATTAATGATAACTCGTGGCGCGTTAATTCGATTGTAAAAGCCTATGGTAAGTTACTTTGTGGTGACGCTATTGACGGTCGAATTGGTGAATTAGTGGATAATGTTTACACTGAGTACGACGAACCAGTATTAAGGTCTGCAACTATGCGTCCGATGTCGCAGGACGGTATGCCAATTTTTGCTGGTGAATTTGAAGCCTACCTAGAGGCTGGCGTAGGGTTAACTGTTGGACAAGGTAATAACCCAACTATAATGATGAGTTTTTCAGATGACGGCGGCCTCTCCGGTTACTCGTCAATATTTAAGCGGCCGATAGGTAAAATTGGCGAATATGGTCATAGGTCGGTATGGCGCAGACAGGGGAGGTTCCCAAACACAAGGACAATTAAGCTTGAAATAACCGACCCAGTAAAAGCGAATTTAATTAGATTAACAGCAACACCAGAGCAGGGATATTAAATGACAGACATTATAGTGCCAAGACGTAGGGAAGATTTCTTCGATAAAAACGGAGACCCATCACTGAGGTTTATTAGATTTCTTGAGGATATATCATCACAATCAAACTCATTAAGCAGCACTGTTAATGGTAACACTAACGAGTCGTCATTTAGCGCAATTAACCAGCAAATCAAAAGACAGCTTGACGGTGAGCCAGAATTTACAATGGATTCTACAGGGTTTACAATGGATTCTACACAGTGGTCTATGGATAGGGTTATAGCATAATGGCACAGCAAATAATTAATGATTTATCTAGCGCCAGCAATGACGGCAATGGCGATACACCGCCGGTGGCGATGGGTAAAGCTAACGCCAACTTTACAGAGCTTTACGCGACTATAGCGGATTTACAGGCTAAAGTTGATGCGATACCTGATAACCTTGTTGAGATTTATTGGTTTAACGCCAGCGATAGCACGACATCGACAACACCTATATCACATACGGGTGGAGCGGCTGGTACATGGCTAACCAATGACGCGGCGGGCTCGCTTACTGGGAGCTACAATCCAAACAATAAAGATAACATTTGGAATCCAAGCACCAACTTATTTGACTTTTCATCACTAAAAATAGGCGATACGGTAGAAATTAGAGTTGATATCTCGGTTGATATAGCATCAGCAAACCAAGTAATTGACATGTTTATGTCACTAGCAGAGGGGCAAGCTTTTCCTTACTCATTACATTTTTACCGCTCTTACTATAAAACATCTGCAACAGGCGTACCCATTGCGTTTGTGGCAAATATTAATATTGGTAATGAAGTCACCAGACTTGGCGGCGCTCGCTTTAGATTTGCATCAGAAAATAACGCCTCAATAGTTGTCAATGGCTGGTACTCCAAGGTGACTAGCGTATGAGTAAGCAATTAGTAAACAACTTTGTTAACACGGAAATTAACGCGCCTCAAGTGGTGTACTCAGCACCGTCTGGCTATGACGTGGTAATTGATAGCTTTACCGCTGCAAACTCTTCGAGCGTAAACGCTAGCTATAAGGCATACATAACTAACGACATTGAAAACCTTACGCCACAAATACCATTTAAAGTTGTAGTGTGGGGAAATAACGACTTAGGGATTGGGGTTGTTAATCAGACGATACCAGCGGGTAATTTTTTACTCGTAGAAAGTTCAGCATTGGAGTCAATTTACTTTACTGTTAGCGGTCGAGTGATATCACGATGAGTGACAAATTAAAGTTAGTGCAGACTACTGATATGGCGGTAGTTAAATCGATAATCTCAGATTCTGATATATGGGAGCAGGCTTCACAGGATGGTGTAAGTATAGATACATACACGCCATCAAATAACAGCATGTGCGCTTGGCTACTTTGTTCTTTAGGTGGTGATATTATCGGCTTGATTTACGTACATCATGACACGAATTGCGCGTTATTGGCGCATCCATATCTGTTAAAGAAACACGTAACAAAGGGGCGCGAAATGATGAAGTTATTGTTTAAATGGTTCGACACCCTACCCAGCACTGTATGTAAATTAAACGTTTCTATACCATCTAGTAGACGTATAGCGTATAATTTTGCTAAGAAAGTAGGATTTAAAGACGAGGGAATTAACAGGGCAAGCATCATTAAAGATGGTGTGGTTTGCGATCAATACCTACTTGGTTTAACTAGAGAAGAAATAAAAGGTTTAATATGAGTTTTGTTGGCGATGCGGTAGGTAGCCTTTTTGGTGGCTCTACTGATGCAGGGGACGCGGCGGTTGATGCTGCGGAAATCCAAAGCGATGCGGCCATGGCTGGCGTTGACGAGACGCGACGACAGTTTGATATAACACAAGGTAATCTATCACCGTTTTTACAAGCGGGAACGTCTGCAATTAACAGTCAACAAGACCTGCTAGGTCTAAATGGCGTTGATGCTCAAACAGCAGCATACGGAAGTTTAACTTCTTCACCGGGTCAGCAGTTCCTACAAGACAGAGCGCAAAAGAATCTACTAAGAAACTCCTCCGCAACTGGTGGCCTTGGTGGTGGTAATGTTTTATCTGCGCTTGTTGAACAGGGAGTAGGATTCGCTCAACAGGATATAGACAACCAATTTG